CATCAATAGAATTAATGAGGTGAATACAAAAATTAGACAAATAGACTACAAAGGATACTTTGAAGTTGATGATGAGGTGGGTCAAGTATTTGAACAATTAAAACAAGAGGTTCAATCACTTGAGGAATTAACAGAAGTGGAAGAAAAGGAAAATTAATGCCAAGGAAAGCAAAAAAAGGTTCAGCAAGATATTATTTTACACAAAAAACAGAAGATGCTATTATTCGTTATAATAACGAAGAAAGAGCTAGTATGAGAAATAAAATATACAACGACCACATAAGAGATGCCTTTGACAAGTTATGTGAAAATATAATTCACACATTTAAGTTTTATTACTTTGATGTTTCATCAGAAGAAGTTAAAAATGAAGTGGTAAGTTTTTTAGTTATGAATATGCATAAATATACAGAAGGTAAAGGAAAAGCATTTTCATATTTTAGTATCGTGGCTAAAAATTATTTAATTCTACATAATAATAACAATTATAAAAAAATGAAAACACACGACAAGATTGATGTTATGGATTGGGATAGAAGTATTCAAACAGAAATAGCTCAAAAGAACACAAACCAAGAATACAATGAGTTCGTCAATCAAATGTTAGAATATTGGGACAACAATATAAGTGTTATATTCAGAAGACAAAAAGATATTCGTGTAGCAGATGCAGTGTTACACATTTTTAGAATAAAAGGTAATATAGAAAACTTCAATAAAAAAGCGTTATACATCTTAATCAGAGAAATGACACAATCAAACACACAACACATTACAAGAGTTATCAATGTAATGAAAAAATATCAGAAAGGCATTTACAAGGAATTTCAAGTAAATGGATTCATTGACACAAAGACCACTGGTTCTTTTGTAATCCATAATTAATATATACAATTATTTATAAAAGATTATTCTATTAAAGTAGAATGATATATATGTTCACAATACGGAGGAAACAAACTATGAAAGACATCATAAAAATGGTAAAGGGATATGTAGACGATTTAGTATCAGTCTTAATGTCGCTTATTGCCCTAGGAGCAGTCGCAGGTATTTTATTTGTAGACGGCTTATTCGGTATGGATGTTATAAGTAATTTGATATCACTTGTTAACAAGTTTGGTGAAAGTGGCTTTGCTGGTTTCATCACATTAGTGGTATTGATAAGTCTAATTCGTAAGTAGGAACGCGAAATAATAAGTAATATTTCCTACATATTACTTAATTAAAAAAAGGGGTAAGAAATTGCCCCTTTTTTTATATTTATTACCAAAGGATTATATTATGTCAAACGATTATGAAATATTCAAAGGAAAATCATTATCGTCATTGTTTCAAGATATTTACGAAAATCAAAACTATAACAGAAAACAATTAGATGTCTTAACTAGAAATATTACTTCTATGATTAAAGACGGAGATACAGCTGTTCAAATAGTTCCAATGATTAAAGAGTATTTAGAAATTAATGTTCGTAATGATGAGTTATTAGTAAAACTAGCTGGTATTGTTCAAAAGATTATTACAGCTGAAAGCAAAGGTGAATCAGAAAGTGAATTTGGTTTATCTGAATTAGAAAAACAAGAAATAATGAATACCATACTAGAACACGATACAAAAGATTTACAAGAAACATCTGACAAAATCAGAAAAGATATAGAAGCAAAACAATAAAATGGCTGAAAGAAGAAAAACCAAATCATCAAACATAACAAGTTTTGGTAATTCACAAGTTCAAAGAATTCACTCTGACATTCACAGAATAATAGATTCTAGAGAATATGATTTTTATGAACTTGAACCAGTAGAAGTGAAAGAAGTTTTATTAGATAAAAATAAACTTCCAAAAAAATCTGATGGGAAACCAAACTACAAATATTACGGAGCTATAAAAGGAAGTTGGATTAACAACAAAGACCAACAAATTTTAGGTGATGGTGTTCACATACTACCACTAGACCCACAAATAAAAAGATATCCAGTTATTGGTGAAAATGTTGTTTGTGTAAACTATCTTGGACAAACTTATTATAGTGATATTATTAATATTAAAAATAATCCAAACAATAATATTAAAACTGGACTAAGTAATAGAACCAATAGAAGACTTTCAATACAAACAACAGATGAAGATTTAGCATACCAACGAAACATAGAAGCTAATCAAGGTGATTTAGTTTTAACTGGTAGATATGCAAGCTCTATAAAAATTGGGGAATATGATTTAACACCAAGTGTTCAAATAGTAGCTGGACATAATACTGATGAACTTGATATAGACGAACCAGTAAAATGTGATTTAAACAAAGATGAAGCTTCAATATATGTTCAAGGTAGAGGTGGAAGTCATAGAATAAAAAATCCAAATCCAGAATTAAGTGATATTTATACTAAAGGTTCAGTAATTGTTTTAGACGCTGATTATATTGTTTTAAACGCTAAAGAAGTTTTAACGCAACAATCAGGTGAACTCAACGAAGTTATTGGTAAACAAGTTGAAATAAAACACAACAATAAAGAAGGATTAATATTTACTGGAAAAACAAAAGCACTTTTAGCTAATTTAAGAAGTGGCCCTATAAAATTAATTAGAGAAGAAATTAAAGAGTGTCTTAAAGCAATAAGAGAACTTTCTTCTATTGACCAAGAGGAATACGAAGAATTAAAAATTTTGAAAGATAAATTATTAAGCATAAATATTGACTTCAAAGGATTTTTAGAAACTGCAACAGGAAGACTTAGAGCAACATTTAAAGATGATGAATATGAAAAATTACAAAAAGAATATAGAGAAGCTCAAAAAGGGTTAGCAGAAGCAACACCAACCATTGCAACAGACCCAGTTAGTTTTACTTTAGCACTAAATGACTATTTAAAAGTTATTAACAAATTTGCAAAAAGAGAATTTATAAGAACTGATATTGTAACAGATTAGGAGTAAAAATGAAATCGAATAAATTAGTATCGTTAATAAAAGAAGTTGTCAAACAAGAGGTTAAAAAACAGATAACCGATATACTTATTAACGAAACAAATATTCCCAAAACAAAACCAGTAGTTAAGAAGAAAAAAGTTGAGGAAAAAAATTATACAGATAACCCAACTCTTAACAAAATTCTAAACGAAACTGCACAACAACAAGAAGAATATCCAACATTAGGCGGAGGAACTTTTGATTCAAGTCGTATGACCGAGATGTTAGGATACGGCGGTGGTTTAGGGAATAAAGAAGTTAAACGAGAAGTAGCGGCCGCAAGCACAATGAAAAGTGCGGGTATGAATCCAGAAGCAGCTCCAGAGCACTTAAAGAACGCTTTGACAAGAGACTATTCAGATTTAATAAAAGCTATAGATAAGAAAAAAGGTAAATAATGGCAAGTGCAAGAGAAAATGATTTGAACCCAGATGTTCGTATAGGTTTAAAACTTCCTTTTAATAGAGGTAGGTCTGGATTATTTCCACTAACCGAAACTACACTAGAACAAGCCGGTTCAAATATAAAAAACCTTTTATTAACAGCAAAAAATGAAAGAGTAATGCAACCTGATTTCGGTTCTCGTTTAAGAGATTTATTATTCGAACAATATACAGAAGATTTAACTGAAAGAATAAAAAAAGAAATACAAGAAGCAATGTCTATTTGGTTACCATATATTGATATAGCAAAAGTTGATGTAATTCAAAATGAAACTAATCCGACGGAAACAAAAGTTGATATTGATTTTTCTTTAAACTATGAACCAAATAGATTTGATTCCATCACATTAAATTTTGACACTACATCAGAGTCAACAACAACAACTATGGGTGGTGGATATTAGGAGTAAATAATGGCATACAGAAGTAATAAAACTGGAAAAGTAAGTAAAGAAGTAAGATACTTAAATAAAGACTTCTCTCAACTTAGAAATAATTTGATTGAGTTTTCAAAACAATACTATCCAAATACATATCAAGATTTTAACGAGTCATCACCAGGTATGATGTTTATTGAAATGGCATCTTACGTAGGTGATGTTATGTCATATTATATCGATTCACAATTTAAAGAATCTTTATTAGGGTATTCAGAAGAATTAAGAACTTTATATGCAATGGCTCAAACTTTTGGGTATAAACCAAGAATTTCATCACCTTCACAAGTAACGTTAGACATATTTCAATTAGTCCCAGCTAAAAACTCTGGTAATGATACACAACCAGACTTTAGTTATGCATTAACAATACCATCAGGTGCTCGTATTAAATCAACAAGTGGAATAACATTTAGAACAATACAAGATTGTAACTTTAATGTCAATACAACTTCCTCACCAAGAACACAAACAATATTTGAACAAAATCCTTCAACACAACAAGTAACATTTTATTTATTGAAAAAACAAGTTCAAGCACAAAGTGGTGCTGTTACGAGTGAAGACCATACATTTACTAATGCTCAAAAATATTCTAGAGTTTTATTAAGTAATCAAAATATTATAGAAATTATAAGTGTAGTAGATTCAGACGGAAACAATTGGAACGAAGTAGATTCTCTAGCACAAGATACAGTGTTTGACGAGGTAGAAAATAATTCAAACAATGACCCAGGTCTAGCACAATTTTCAGACGATGCTCCTTACTTGTTAAAATTAAAAAGAGTATCAAGAAGATTTACAACTTACAGAAGACCAGACGGAAAAACAGAATTAAGATTTGGAGCCGGTATCTCAGATAATTCTGACGAAGATATTGTTCCAAATCCTGATAATGTTGGTTCTAATTTACCAGATAGTCCTTCAAAAATTTATGAAGTGTTTGACCCAAGTAATTTCTTAAAAACAAAAACTTATGGTTTAGCACCTTCAAACACAACATTGACAATAACTTATCAATTTGGTGGAGGAGTCCAAGACAATGTTGGAGTAGATACTATTACTGAAATAGATGCTATAACATTACAAGTAGATACCGCTGGACTAAATCAATCTACACTAGATATTGTAAAAACATCAGTAGCTGTTTCTAATCCAGAAGCTTCAACAGGTGGTCTTGGTTTGGAAAGTGTAGAGGAACTAAGAGAAAACATAAAAGCATTTTTCCAAGCTCAAGGTAGAGCTGTTACAAAAGAAGATTACATAATTAGAACTTATGCATTACCTGATAAGTTTGGTAATATATCAAAAGCTTACATAGTTCAAGACGACCAACTAAGTGGAACACCACAATCAAATTATCAAATAACACAAGAAGATGTTGGAAAAAAATTTTCAGAGATACAAAACAGAATACCTAACCCATTAGCGTTAAATCTATATGTATTGGGATATAATTCTAATAAACAATTAAGTATTGTAAATGATGCTGTAAAAGAAAATTTAAAAGTTTATTTATCAAGATTCAGACCGGTAACTGATGCTGTTAATATTAAAAATGGATACATAATTAATATAGGTGTAAATTATCAAATCATAACAAAATCAAATTTTCTGCATGACCAAGTTGTTGGATTAGTAAATGAACGAGTAAAAGAGTTCTTCAATATTGACAATTGGCAAATAAATCAACCTATTGTGTTGAGTGATTTAGGATACGAAATGTCATTAGTAGACGGAGTAGCATCAGTAGTCGATATTAAGATTGTAAATAAATTTGAAACATCAGAAGGGTATAGTGGTAATGGTTATGATGTAGACGGAGCTTTAAAAAATGGAATTCTATACCCGTCATTAGACCCAAGTATATTTGAAGTTAAATATCCAGACATTGATATACAAGGTTCAGTAGTAGGAACAAATGTTAATGAAGGAGGATACTAATAATGCATTTCTTTACTTTCGCGGAAAAAGATTCAACATTATATGAAGGTAGTGCTACTCAAAGTAGAAATACTGGTTTAGACGAAATACTAGAGGTTCGTAAAGATATGAACGCAGATGGTTCAGTAATTAATACATCAAGAACTTTAATAAAGTTTGATTTAGCAAACATATCGTCATCAATAGTAGCAGGTATCATACCAGAAAACGCAAGATACTACTTAAATCTATTTGATGCTAATTCAAAAGAATTAACAACAAGTCAATCATTATACGCATACCCAGTAAGTCAATCTTGGGTTCAAGGTGATGGTAGATTCTTTGATGAACCAGCAACTACTGAAGGTTGTTCTTGGAGGTATCGTGATGGAGAAACAACAGGAACACAATGGGTAAGTGGTTCAAACAATACTGGTGGAACTTGGTTTAGTGGTAGTGGTTTTGAAGCTTCTCAATCGTTTAATCACGAAACAACAGATATGAGAATGGATGTAACAGACATTACTAAAAAATGGTTGAGTGGTTCAGTAGCCAATGAAGGATTTATTGTTAAACGCTCTGGTAGTATTGGTAATTTGGATAGTAATACTGACGAGGGAAGCACAGACAGACTTGGTAATTTTGCATTCTTCTCAAGAGATACTCATACAATATATCCACCAAAACTAGAAGTTGAATATGATGATTCAGTATTTAATACTGGTTCATTATCAACACTAGACGCAGATGATGTAGATGAAGTTATGGTTTATATGTCAGGTTTAAGAGAAGAATATAAAGAAAAATCAAAAGTTAAATTTAGAGTATATGGTCGTGAAAGATTCCCAACAAGAACTTTCTCAACAAGTTCACAAAATCTAACGGTAAAATTTATTCCAAGTCAAAGTCAATATTCAGTTAGAGATGCTTTATCAGAGGATGTTATAATTCCATTTTCAACGGGTTCTTATTTGAGTTGTGATGGAACAGGAAACTTCTTTAGATTAGATTTAAATGCGTTTCAACCAGAAAGACACTATCGTTTTCTTTACAAAGTAGTTAGTGGTAGTGGAAACACAAGAGTAGAACACATTATAGATAATGACCATATATTTAAAATAACGAGGTAAACAAATGCCTTATACACGAGAAGAATTAGAAAACTATCAATGGTATCAAGATAAAATACAAGCTAGAAAAGATAGTTATGATGCTTATCTTGAAGAAATTCAACTAGACCAAGTAGATGATGAAACTAGAAATCATATAGTTGATGACAATGGAATTTTACTAAGTTTTGAAAATATTAATGATGATGTTAGATTACAAGAACCATTTAAAAGAGCTGGTTTAGATAGAGAAGACCATTATATAATTCATTCAAATCTTTATCCTATCTATACTAAAGGACAAAGGTTTGAATTAACAATTGATACAAATATACGAGAGTTATCAAATATACCAAACTCATTACCAAATGTCAGATTATTTAATTCACCACAAGAAAATTTAATAAAACCAATCTTTAACGCAAGACCGGATACTGATGGAACATTAATATCACCATTGTTATTAACACCTTCTAGAGAAGTTCCAAATGTAAGAACAGATGGATATACCATTGATTTGGTTAATGGTGATATAATAGCTCCAACTGGTTGGAATGAAATAACGATAGATACTAATGAAGATAAAATAGATAACTATTTAGAAGTTTATTATTTAGAAAATAATGTTAGAAGACAATTCCCAAATCAAAAAATATTAAATTCTTACATAGGAACTCTTTTGTCTACATTTGTTGAACAAGAAGTAATAGTTATTGAAAGAGAAGATTTAAACTCAATTCCATTGGGTTCACCAATGGACTATAATGTAGGTTAGTTATTATGGCACATTTTTTAAATAAAAAATATAAAACAAAAATATCAGACAAAGATTATGATATAATAGCTACTGGTAGAAAATATTCATTTGGTAAAAAAAATAAAAACGGATTTGGAGCATCAGCAAAGGATTACATTGAAATGAATATCTTTAATCCTAATGGTGCTTTATTAGAGTCAATTAAAATTAGAGACATAAACGATTATGTTGATGCATCAGGAAAAATTAAAATAAATCCAGGAGTTTTAATGAGGAGAAATGGATACTTTTCCGGTGATTACGAAATTGAAATTAATTTTTTGAGAGAGGTAGCTGGTAGTAGTGATTCAGTTTTGTTAGATGAGAACAATGAAATCTACACCGGAGAATTTGATGTAGCTTTAGATGGTAGGATATTTGAAAGAGGAGCTATACCAAAAAAAGAATTAAGAGAAGTTGATTACAAATTTTATATACACGAAATATCAAATGGTAGAAAAGAAGTAAGATTAACAACTTTACCAATAAAAGACAAAGAATACAAAAGACAATTTACAGCACTAACAGAACAACAAGGTATTTTATTTTCAAACTCAGATGAAGAATATGTAGAATTTAAAAATCCTGCAAATGAAAACGATAATGTCTTCACATTTATTAGTGATGATGTTAAGTTAAATAAAAATATGGTAGGAGGAGAGTTTGTTGTTTCTGATGCTTTTGAAATTATAAATTTGGAAAACCTTGATGATACAAATGATGGTTTTAATATAACGATTGGTGGTAAAGGATTTAATCAACATTACGGCCCAAAAGATTCAGCATTTATTAATCGTGGAGACCAAGAAGCTTCAGATAATATTATTTTCACAGATACTTTCAATGAATTAGCTATAGATTCTACTAAAGAAGAAAATGAAGATTTATTCGACATAGCATTAGAAGTTAAAAAAGATAGTGGACTTAAACTTTTTGACGGAGCATTTATGATGGGATTTAGAACAGCCGCTAGAGTAGGGTTTCCATACAAAATAATAACAACAATTACAGACTTAGACAAAATAAAACATTTAGAACCCGAAATGGATGTTACATTAAAGGGGGTTGATTTGGTAAATGGAAATACATTTGAATCAAAATCAAATCAAGTTTTTACTGGTAATGAAACAAAAGGAACAATACCAATTCCAACCAATCACAAAAGATTTGGTGGACTATATAGTGCAGAGTTTAATATAAGTTATAATTTAAATGGTGTCAAAAGAGGATTTAGAATTTTTAAAAGAAATTTATTTGTTGTAATTCCAGATTTCAATGTATCAGAGGGTTCTGAAAACTTGAGATTTGCAGAACAATTTGTAAGACAAGGAGTTAATTACTAATGGAACTTAAATTAAAATACGGTTCAAACTTTTCACTTGTCAATGGTGTTCCAACATTTGTAATTACTGATACAATTAAAAAAGGAAACATCAGAGTTGAATCTGGAAACGAAGAAAGTGAATCAAAGATAGTAAGTTATAAATTTACTCTTACTAGAAACGGTGAAGAAGAATCCTCAACAAGATTTAGCACTAAATCAAGTGTAGATATTGATTTTGAAAACAAACCTGGAGCCTGGAGTATTGTAGCCACTGTAAAAGTGCGTCTTGATGAACAAGGAGATTACTATGACAATGGTAGATTAGAAGAATTTGAAGTTCCAGGAAACTTTGTTGCATTAAAAGAAGTGTTTACTGGAGATGGTGATACTGATGGTGAAACAGGTGGAACACCAGGTGGTCAAAGTCCAAATGTAGAAAATATTCTTTCAAACTTACCCTCTAAGATACATCAAAGATTTAAATCTAGAATTATTGATGTTGATGTTGTAGGAAAAACTATTACTACACAAGATACTTTAAAAGATAAGTTAGACAACAGATTAGACCCTAGAACAACCACAAAAAGTGTAAAATGGGGTATTAAATATAATGACTTTGATTATAGAAATTTAAATACTTTCATTGACTTTGGTAATAATTCAAAATCACTTATCGTAAATTCACAAACAGATGTTGATAGTGTAAAAATTGCACCACATTCAGTTATTTTAAAAACATATAATGAAATACCAGAGAATGTTCAAACAAAACAAAATGTTCATATAGTTCAAGAAATAATTGAACCAATTAGAGAAACTATAAGGTTGTATCCATTTGACGATGCCGAGTTAGGAGACCCAATATTAAGACAACCAACAAATCAATCTATTGATTATATTAACAACACGACATCAACTCAAAAAAGTTTAAATGACATTTACACTAATGATAATTTTATATCAAGTTCATTAGTTGATGTAATACAAAGTGGAAGTGATTCAGCAGAAATAAATGTCGATTATAATAATTACAAAAACTTTTCAACATTTGGTTCAGTAGAAAAAAGACTTAGAAATTTTAAAACAAAAATACAATCATATGAAACTTATACATTTGATAGCAAATCTTTAGCAGAGTTAACAGCTTCGGTAGTGTTCAAAGACGAAATTGTTAGAAATCAACAATTACAAAAAACAATTTTAAACAATTTTGACCATTATGAAAATTATTTATACTATGAAAGTTCTTCAGCCAATACAAGTTCTTTTGGATTGGAATTTGATAACTCTTGGCCAAAAACAAATTCTTCAAAACCATATACACTAGCAGATGTTACTTCTTCTGCTGCAACAACTTGGTTTAACAACAATATAACTTCCGCATCTTTATATGACCAAAACAATCCAAATCGTTTAGTCAATTTAATTCCAGAACATATCAAAAGAGATTCTGAAAATGAACCATTTATAGATTTTCTAGATATGATTGGACATTATTATGATAATTTGTTAATTTATATTAAAGCTTATACTGATACATATGATAGGAGAGAAAAACTATCTGAAGGTTTATCAAAAGATTTAATCTGGACTATTTCAGATGCTTTTGGTTGGAAACAACCTTCAGGAAAAGAAATGATAGAATTGTCTAGATATATAAAAGGATACCAACTAAGTGGTTCAGCAACTTCATCAGCATACGAAGTTTTCTCAACAGAATCAGAAAAAGATATTGAAAGAGAAGTATGGGGTCGTGTATTGTCAAGTATGCCATATATTTTAAAAAGAAAAGGAACAAAAGAATCTATTCAAGCTCTTGTTAATGCCTATGGTATTCCACCAACAATTTTAAAAATAAAAGAATATGGTGGAGCAGATGTTAAAGAATTTCAACCAAACTTTGATATTCAACAAAGGTTTACTAGAGTATTAGATTTTAAAAATAGTCAATTTATTCAAACACAATGGAAAGAAGCTTCTGGTAGTTTAAGAACACCAGATACTATTGAATTTAGATTTAGAGCGGCTTCAAGTTCTAATCAAGTATTGGTAGCCAAAAATATTGGAAATGAACAAGCATTTGCAGTTAGATTATTAGAACAAGGTTCAACAACCGACAATAAAGGTAAAGTAGAATTTTTAATGTCAAGTTCTTTTGGAACTGAAAGTGTAACTTCATCTTTATTCCCAGTTTATAATAATGAGTTTTGGTCAGTAGGTATTACAAGAGAATTAAGT